GCGCTACATGACCACCTTCACCCGTGGTGACTATACATGGTCGCGTCCTAACCGCCGCTTCGTTGACTGCTACCTTCCATCGACCGGCAAGTCCCCTGAGATGGGCGAGGTTGTCATCCAAGTTGACGTGTCAGGTTCTATCTCCAAGTCCGAGCTCGACCACTACAACGGCCACTTACAGCGCATCGTGTCTATGTGCAACCCCACCCGTGTTCATGTCTTGTATGTCGACACTTCGGTAGCCAAGCACGAGGTGTTCGAGCAGGGCGAGGAGGTGGCGCTCACGTTCTACTGTGGCGGCGGCACTGACATGGAAGAGGGCTTCAACTACATCGCCAAGGAAGGTATCAAGCCCGAGGTGTTCGTGTGCCTGACCGACGGTTACACAGACTTCAACACAGCCAACGAGCCAGAGTATCCAGTCGTCTGGTGTATCTCTAGTGACATCAAAGCCCCTTACGGCGACAATATCCACTTTACCTTGGAGCAATGAAATGGCAACATCAATCGACAACGCAATCGACAATCTGACTAAGCAATACGACGCTGTTCTACGTGCATGCTACGAAGCACTGGCAGCTGACGTACCACAGGCAACACGTGATGCTCTCCGAGAATCAATCTCTGACCACCTCGACTCATCCGATACAGAAGAGTGAACGCTTCCGCGTAGAGCGGAGCAACACCGTTGGCGTGCAGGTAGTGCGCAACCAGCAAGGCTGGCACGTCAACGTATCAATTAACAAGGTGCCCCATACACACTATGGGCCCTTCAAAGAACCAATAACGCTCACAGAAGCACTGGTCTACGTCTCAACACTAATCAAACTTGAAGAAGGAAACTGACATGGCAACCGTATACATCACCAAGGAGCTTATCGCTCGCGTTCAGCAAGTCATCGACAAGATGCGCAGAGCTGAGCGAGCCAGTGACTTACCCAACATAGACAAGAACTACAGCGTCAACGCCAGCCAGCTGTACAACATCGGATGCTGGGGTGCTGCAGATGTACACCTCAAAGACCTCATCCCGAAAGATTGGATGCAGGAGGTGACCGACGCCGACGTGGCTGTGCGCGGCACACTGGAAGACGGCAGCAACATCAAGACCAGCATTCGGTTTAGTGGCATGACCACGGCGTTCCAGCGACCATCCAAGGACTACTGGAACAAGTCAAGTTCAGAGTTCTCGATTGAACAACTACGCGCTTTACCAGAAGACATGCTTGGCCGTAGAGAGTTGCTCGAGCGCTGGGATGATGCTGTGTTGGAGTTCGCGATCAACGCACGATGGAAGAAAATCAGCAGTGACATCTCTGAGTTCCTCAAGAAGTGCAAGTCACTCAACGAGGCAGTCAAGCTCTTCCCCAACGTGACCATGTACATCGACCGCGAAGACATGGAGCGTCTCAATCGCAAAATCGAGCGTGTATCTCAACGCAAGGCTATCGTTGAGTCATATGACACTGACGGCCTTACAGCAGCAGCAATTGCAGCCAAACTCGCGGAGGCATCATGAAGAAGACATTACCAACCATTCCTGTCGGTCACCCCGACTACAAGTGGACCTCTGGCGCTGACGTACAAGCTACGTGGCGTCGCTTCGGATGGACACCACCATTCGGCAACAAGTTCGAGCCCATTCCACCAAAGGAACCGGAGGTCGTGCAAGCAACGCGTAAGTATTGGAGAGTCAAATGACGTGGCCTTTCCCTGCGTTCCCAAATCCCAAAGATAACAACAAGAAGGTTCCTAAGTTCAACCCAGACAACCATGAGGACGCACCACTATGACACCTCTCGATAGATTCAATGCGCTGACCAAGCGACAGCGCGACGAGGTACTGGACAAGCATCGTCTCTGGAACGTAGAGCACACCGAATGGTGGGGCGTTGTGTATGACGACTTCAAGCATGACATGAGCGCCATTGGCATTGAGGTAGATCGCATGTACTTCAGCGGCTTCTCATCGCAGGGTGACGGTGCATGCTTCGATGGCCGTGTGTTTTCATGGGAGGACTTCCTCAAGTCTATGGGGTATGAAGACCCAGCACTCATAGGTCTGGCTGAACAATCTTGGCTCTTTCGTGTGCAACATCGCGGCCACTACTACCACGAGAACTGTACGACGTTCTACTCTGACATGGCGAGCCCTGATGACTACAGCGAATCAGAGATGGATGAGTTCGTGTACGCCCACAGCCCCTACAACACAGACATTCAGAACGCAGCGTTCGTGGCTATCTTGCAGGGATATGACTACGGCTCGTTGGAAGACGAGTTCACCGAAGCCTTCAAGGGTCACATGCGTGACCTGTACAGCCGACTCGAGATCGAGTACGACGACCTTACATCTGACGAGTCCGTGTTGGCCTCATTAGATGCCAACGACATGCTTACCGAAATCATTGACGAACTGGAGAACGAATATGCCTGACTTGAAATCTGAACTGAAGAAACTCGAAGCCCTGCGATTTGATGACGAGGGCACAACCACACAGGAAGTAGCCATGCAAGAACCACAGAGCCTAGGTGTATCCGAGACTGTCTTCAACGTCATCAGAGATAACCCCGGATGCAATCGAAATAGACTCATTGCCTTGGCTGATACTGCTGGTGTGTCTAAGAGTTCATCATCGTCGCTGCTCAATCAGTTTCTAAAGCGTGGGCTCGTCCGTACTGTGGACTCCGCTGGCGGGATGACGTACTTTGCCATTGGTCATAAATACGTGCGAGGGTACATAAAGCAGAACAAGAAAGCTGCTAAAGTTGCGATCCCGAAAGCTGCCAAGCCAGCACCACAACAAGACTCAAGCGTGCAAGACTTACTCAACACCATGTCCATCGTCAAGGCCCGTGCGCTGTACGATGAGCTCAAGAAAATCTTTGGCGGCTAATATGTACTTGCGATCAATCGAGAACCCAGTACACACTTCGGGGCACATTGTTGACTATGTGCTCTTGCAAAAAGCGTTCGACGACATGAACCGTAACTTCAACGAGATTAGTATGACTTCGCACAGTCAAGCTATACGCAACGCTGAGCTTCAGACTATCAACAAGCACCTCATGCAACTCCTCAATTGGATTGCAACAACCAATCCACAAATCCTCGATGAATTCCAGACCACCGCGACTGCCTTCGACAAACTCATTCCGAGAGACGACGGAGCAGGCGCTTACGCGAGCCCACAGGCTTAAGAAATGCGACACGTGCGGCAAAAACTCAGAACCCTTGAGCGGCGTAGAGATGCGCAGCAAGTGGTATTGCGCAAGATGCTGGACCAGCTACGCCAACAGAAAGTGACTCATGCGCAAGCGTAGCAAGTACAAACCAAAACACGTACTACTTAATCCCGTGGGATTTGTGCTGGAGAGCATATCCCCAGTCAACAGCCACACAGCGTTCATGCTTGACCTCAAGATCAAGAACCATGGCGCGTTGGAGACACTGACCAAGGGCAAAGCCAAGCATGCTGACATTGACGTACTTATCTCTATGGTGAACATGACTGAGGCGTTTGCGCGTCTCGGCTTCGGCAAAGACTACAGCGACGTTGTTCGTGATGGCTTGCAAGCCCTGCGTGATGTAGGTAAGCGCGGAGCAGTCTCGGGTAGCTTTGTCCTTAAGGCCCATGAGATGAACGCACTGAACACCGTGATGGAGTTGCACGATGCACAGATGGACGTCGTGACCCTCAAAGATATGGACGCAGCCATTGCCCTCGTGCGTGAGGAGTACAGGCTCAAGAAGATGACACCTATATTGGAGAAACAGAAATGACCAAGATATGCGATGAATGCGAGACAGTGTCCCACTGCTCAGAACATGGCTGCATCCCGAAGCAGCAAGCCCTCGACAAGAAGGCACATAACGCCAGAGAGTTGGGGCTGGACTATGAGCCAGCACAGCAGGAGCCTGTTGGTACATACCAAGAAATCATGCGAACAATGATTGCGCTTAGGACGGGCACAGTCGTGCAGCAACAGGCATATGAACTCATGAAAGACAAGCAACTCTACACATCCCCACCAGCACAGCGCACATGGGTTGGGCTGACGGAAGAGGAGATTATTAGATGCACCCCAACTTGGGGAGGAACGGTAGAAGATGTTGCCATCGCCATCGAAGCCAAACTCAAGGAGAAGAACACATGACTAAACTAACGCCCGTGGCAATCACTGACCACCACAAAGAACAAGCCGCAGCGATCTTGCACGAGGCACTAGACGAGAACCCTGACACGGTGATTGTGCTGTGCTTTTGGAAAGACCGAGGGCAGTTCAAGATCAAGACGTCCACCATCCCTGACCGGCTCATGCTTATCGGGGCGCTGGAAGAAGCCAAGAACAAAATCATCACGGACGGGTACGCAGCATGAGCGCAAAACGAGAATATCTATGGGCTGTTTTTAAAACAACACCGCAGAGCCCCAAACTAGTAGAAGCTGCGCTGATTTTTTACCACGCAGAAGTGCCTGTTGAGCAAGCGCGAGAGTATCTGGCAACGCTTGCTACCAAAATTAAGGAGACCGCATGACAGCAGAACAAGAAAAAGCCCTGCGAGATTATTTGCAAGAGTCGATTGTCCCGTTGATTGAACAGGTGCTTGTTAAGAAGTTGGGGCAAGCAATGTCGTTTGCGGCAGAGCAACTCGTGCAACCAAAACGCACATGGGTTGGGCTGACGGACAAAGAAATTGATGACGTTTTGGGTAGCGACATTCAAGACGAACCAAGCGGATTGTTAGAGTTTGTCCGCGCCATCGAAGCCAAACTCAAGGAGAAGAACACATGACCAAAGAAGACATCATTCAAATTGCGCGTGAGGCTGGCATACGCGATTGCACCTGCAACGGAACGCTTGGATGCCTTGAACGCTTTGCCGAGCTTATCCGTGCTGACGAGCGTGAGGCGTGTGCAAAGGTGTGTGATGCGTGGCAAGAATGGGGCGCAGATGGTGCGCTACTTGCCAAAGCCATCCGAGCAAGGAGCAACACATGAGAGAACTAGACCCCGATACGTGGCTGATGCTGGGCATCACATGGGTCCACGGACTGCTGTGTGGCTATGCCATATGGCGTGAAGACAAACGAAAGGAGGACGAATGAAAATCGCATGGACTTTCATCATTGTGATGCTGACACTGCTGACCATAAGGAGTTGTGTATGAACATCGTGCAGATGGTGACGGTATTCAAAACCCTGATGCAAGGGCCAGCCAGCCGACTTGATCTGTCAGAGCGCACTGGAGTGCCGCCGAAGACTGTGGGCAAGCTGCTTACCGAACTCAAGGCTCAGAAGATGATCTACGTCATCGACTACACCAACGAATCTGATGGCCGCAACCGGGTCAAGCTGTACACGTTCGGTGACGGCGAGGACGCACAGCCCAAGAGCTCACAGCCGCAGGAAGTGCGTAGCCGCAGGAGCTACGCTAAAAAGGTGCGGGCTATAAAAGATGCAAAGATCAAGACAACATTCGTAGGAGGTGTGTCGCTATGGCAATGACCGACTGCAAACTTACGCACGACCGCTTTGCTGTGGTCGATGTCAACAACCACTGGCGTGATGCCAAAGAGTATCCGCCACCACGGAGTGCAAAGATGCTCATGATCGACAAGAAGCTGGGCGTTGCAGTCCTTGGCTCGTGGAGAGATGCCGATGGCTGGACACACTGGGCACCACTGCCTACGTTCAAGCGAGACGATGTATGAGTGAATCTGCCCGCAGACGAGTTATGCACACGCATGCCATCCGGGCGCTGTTGCTGGCGACTGACGATGGCCTTACTACTGGTGAGCTGGCCAAGTCGCTTGGCGTAACCTCGTCATATGTGAACGGCATTCTCACAGATACGTACGGCTTTTACATCGACAGATATGCCACGTTACCCAGTAAAACTCTCGCACCTGTGTGGGCGTGCGTAGTGGTTCCACCTAATTGCCCCCGACCAACCCAAAAGGAGAAAGACGATGAGTAACGCACTAGACGTGCAAGTTGACGGCAGTCACTACAAGGACATGGCCATTCAACCAGCAGAGTTTATACACGCCAACAACATTGGCTACATGGAGGGCAACGTCATCAAGTACGTGTCCAGATGGAAAAAGAAGAACGGCATCAAAGACTTGGAGAAAGCCAAGCACTACGTCGAACTACTAATTGAATTGGAGATTCGCGCATGCTCAAAGAACTGATGCACGCCATGATTGGCCACAGCGCACAAAACGCAGCGCAAGGTGTACTGACCACCTCTGGCTTGGGTGCGTCCATGCAGAATTCAATCCTCGGGCACTCAGTCCAAGCTAGGCTAACCCGGAGCAAAAAAATCTTCAGTGGCAACATTGAAGTGCAGCAAGTGGCCAACGGCTATGTAGTCAACATCGGCACCAAGGAAGGCTACGAGTACGAGACGCACATCGCGCAGACAATTACTGAAGTCAACGAGATCATTGCAGCAGCGATGGTCGCATTCCAACTGGAGAAATAATGAGCATCAAACAATGGCTGCGTAACTGGCTTATGTCATCCGACGCGATAGTTGCAAAAGAGGGTATAGGCGGCAGACTGTCTGAGGAAGACTCCATGCTGAGCTTTGCGGTTATCAGAGCCACCAACGGCTACATAATCAAGGCATCGCAGTACAAGCCACAGCAGCGCGGCCCTGACTGGCAGCACCAACTCTACATCGTCAAGGACGACGAGAAAATCCCGGACGTCATCGCCCGTATCATGGCAATAAACGCATTGGAGAAATAATGAGCGTAGATCAAATTGAACTGTGGCACAGACGTGCCAGACCCCAGCCAACCGAAGAAGACTTCAGCATCCAGCTGGGTTGCCACTTTGAAGAGATCGTAGAGATGATCGACACCCTTGACTTCAGCTCTGATGGTGTGGAGTACGAGGTTCGCTCGACCAGAGTAGCCCTCAACGCATTGGCACGCATGCTCAAGAGCGGCGAGCTGGCTGCAACCATTAACGACCGCAAGGAGTTCCTCGACTCGCTGGCAGATCAAGTCGTTACAGCCATTGGTGCTGGCTACTGTGCTGGCATGAAGACTGCTGATGCTGTGGCCGCTGTGAACCGTAGCAACTACAGCAAGTTCGACAAGAACGGCTACCCCATCTTCAACGAGAACGGCAAGATAGCCAAAGGCCCGGACTATGCACCACCCAACCTTGAGGGCATGTACTGATGACACCCGTATACATTGACTTTGAAAGTTTCTGGAGCACGACTCACACGCTGAGTCGTATGTCCCCCACTGAGTACGTACAGCATCCAGACACTGAGATCATCTCGGTGGCTATTCGTGAGGGCGATGAGCCTACATACGTGCTGTTCGGTGAGGACAAGATCAGAAGACACATGCAGGACATGGACTGGAGCGACAAGATCGCAATTGGTCACAACATGTCTGGCTTCGATGCGATGATCCTTGCATGGCGGCTCGGCATCAACCCGAAGATGTACGGCTGCACTGCTGCCATGGCACGTTCCAAATACAGCAAGACAGGCGCATCCGTTGGCGGCAAGTTCCTCACTGGCGTGTCGCTCAAGAAGCTGGCCGCTGAGTTGAAGGTCGGTGCCAAGCTAGACCTCGAAGCCACGAACACCAAGGGCAAGCACCTGTGTGACTTCAGCCCTGATGAGCTAGCTCAGATGGAAGAGTACAACAAGGTGGACACTGACCTGTGCGCTGCGTTGTTCAAGAAGCTGGCCAAGGGTTTCCCCAAGGCAGAGCTGATGCACATCGACATGACTACACGCATGCTTGTGGAGCCTAAGTTCCAACTCGACTACGCCATGGTTAACAAGGCGCTGGAAGATGTGAAGGCTGAGAAGGCCAAGTCACTCAACGATCTATACGACTTGCTGTTTACGCAAGCTGAGTCAGTGGCCCGTAAGCTGGAGGGTGACCCCACAGACCCCGAAGAATATGTACGCATGACCATGGCAAGCGCCGCCAAGTTCGGTGAGTTGCTTACGTCTCGCGGTGTCGAAGTTCCCATGAAGCAGTCGCCCACCAACCCGGCCAAGATGACACCTGCACTGGCCAAGACTGACGATGCGTTCATCGCACTGCAAGACCACGAAGACCCGATCATCGCTGCTGCTGCCCGTGTGCGCCTTGAGGTCAAGTCCACCCTGCTGGAGACTAGGCTGCAAGCGTTCATCAAGGCCGCTGACGCATGCGGCGGTCGCCTACCCGTGCCGCTCAAGTACGCTGGTGCAGACACCACTGGTCGCTGGTCTGGTGAGCAGTACAACATGCAGAACCTGCCGCGCATCAACCCCAAGAAGCCCAAGGCATCCGACGCCCTGCGTAACTCACTGCGTGCCCCCAAGGGTCACAAGATCGTAGTAGCTGACTTGTCCGGCATCGAGTTGCGGGTCAACCACTTCCTGTGGAAGGTCAAGCAGTCCATGGACTTGTATCAAGCTGACGTTGAGGCTGACCTGTACAAATCGTTTGCTGCTGCACGCTACGGCATCGACGAGAGCGAGGTCACCAAAGATCAGCGACAGCTGGCCAAGATCGCTCAGTTGGGTCTGGGCTTCGGTGCTGGTGCGCCTACGTTCCGCAAGGTGGCCAAGCTCATGGGCGGTCTTGACTTGTCAGAAGCTGAGTCCCTTGAAGTTGTGACTGCATGGCGTGACACGTACCATGACATCGTCAAAGGCTGGAAGTCGTTTCAGTCTAGTCTGCCAAGCATTCAGCAGGGTATCGAGACAGCCATCGACCCGTGGGGCCTGTGCGTTACCGAGAAGCACGCTGTGCGGCTGCCGTCCGGTCGCAAGATTCACTACCCCGGCCTGACCAAAGAGTCGGACAACGGCAAGACCGAATGGTGGTACGGCAGTGGCCGCTCACGAGCTCGCATCTACGCTGGAAAAGGCGTTGAGAACTTGGTGCAAGCCCTTGCCCGTGATGTGATTGCGGAGCATGCGCTGACGATGTTCAAGCGTACGAAGTTCCGTCCGTCGCTGGCTGTCCATGACGAGTTGGTTTACATCGTTCCTGAGACTGTGGCTCAAGATGTGCTCGACGAATTGCAGGGCATCATGCGCAAAGGTGTGTCGTGGTGGCCTGAGCTAATCACATGGTCTGAGGGTGATCTGGGTGACACGTACGGTGCAGTGAAATAATTGTTGACAGCACTCACCATGCTGCTACGATATAGTTTCAGAACACAAAGCCCCAACCGTCAAATGACGCATTGGGGCATCACCGCATTGGAATGACATGACAAACCCAGCATGGACGTATTCGCAACTGGATACGTTCGAGACCTGCCCAAGGAAGTTCTACCACCTCAAGGTCAAGCGCGACATTGTCGAGCCGCCTACGGTACACACCGAGTGGGGTACAAGGGTACACACTGCCTTTGAGGATTTCATCAAGGACGGCGTCATGCTGCCGGATGGCATGGACCAGTGGCAGAAGCTGGCGTTCAAACTCGCTGCCCTGCCGGGCCAGAAGTTGTGCGAAAAGGAATACGCCCTCGACCGCAACTTCCAACCCACCGCATGGAAGGGCGCATGGACTCGTGGCATCGCTGACTTGGTTGTCATACACGGCAAGAACGCTGTGGTAGCGGACTACAAGACCGGCAAGCGCAAGCCCACCGAGCAGCTAGACCTGTACGCCAACTACGTGTTCGCTCACCACCCCGAGGTCAACAAAGTTACCACGGGTTTCATCTGGCTCAAGGAAAAGAAGATCGACTGGAAGCCTGTGGAGCGCAAGGAAGTGCCCATCATCTGGCAGGGGTTCGTGCCCCGTGTGGCCAAGCTGGAGTCTGCATACGAGCGAGACAAGTGGCCAGCCAAAACGTCAGGGCTGTGTAAGGCGTGGTGCCCAGTATTGAGCTGTGAATTCAACGGGAGGAAGAATGGCTAAAACCCCAGAGGGCGTTGTCAAAGACGCTTGCAAGAAGTTTCTCAAAGAGCGCGGCGCATGGTTCTTTATGCCCGTGTCCAACGGCATGGGACAGGTTGGCATTCCTGACATCATCATTTGCTACCGTGGACTGTTCGTGGCCATTGAGACCAAGGCTCCGGGTAAGCGTAACCAGACAACAGCCAACCAAGATCGAGTCATTGAGGCCATACAAAAAGCTGAAGGATTTGCTTGGGTAGTGGACAATCCTGATGACATGAAAACCCTGTTCAATTCAATTGACGTCTACTTAAAAATGGAGAGACCAAATGACCAAGTCAACCCCCCGCAAACTTGAATACCAAAAAGCCTACAACGCTCGCCCTGAAGAAGTGGCCAAGCGTGTGAAGAACAACGCTGCACGGCGCGAAGCTATCAAAGATGGCAAGGCCAAGGTAGGCGATGGTAAGGACGTAGCCCACAAGAAGTCACTGGAGAACGGTGGCGGCAACCACAAGGGCAACGTAACTGTGCAAGACCGAACAACCAACCGTGGATGGAGGAAGGGCAGTGGCAGTTACAACCCTGACAAGTGAAGACGTGAGTCACTTCCCACACTACGAACGCCCCATAGACCTCGAATACGAGCGCTACAAAATGGAGTGTTGCTTTGCGTGGAACCTCGTAAACATTCAAGGCATGAATTACACACAGGCCGCTAGAGTGCTAGGTGTTTGGGGGCCGAAAGCTAAAAAGCTAACTGTGCGTTACGAAAAGGACTGCGCCGCAAACCAAAAAGACGAGGACTGGGATGCCGCTGCGCTTGAGCGTGACGTACAACGAGGACTCTTCGTTTGGGAGCCACTTATCTTTAGCGAGGCTATGGCACTTCACAAATCACTCAACCCATGCTAATTCACAAAGAAAAAAAGGCTGTCGTACTCAAGCTTCGCAACCCGACACGAGTAACGACTGTCATACCAACCTCAGTGTTGGTCGAACACAAAGGCGCGACACTGGTAGCAGTGCCACACAGACCCGATGAAA